GTTACGTTTAGATACGAAATTTTAAGAATTTTGTGTCTTCTCGCTAACATGGTTAGGAGAAGATGACCCAATAACGATAAGGAATTACCTTATCGTCTTTCTCATCATGTCCTACCCCGAAGGGCACTTGCAAAGCAAGTGTGTCTCTTAAATTTAAAGTCCGATGACTTAGATTAACTAACCGCATAGTAACCAAAGAGGAGCTATTCCGTGAAATTTTCTGACTAGGCTTTCTTACGTCCCTTTACTGGGAAGGAGGAGCTTAATTCTTTCAGAGAAGAGGAATTAAACTGGATGGATGTTAGTCCACTGGCTTTCCACTCCAAGGTATTCTTCCATACTCATTTCCATATATATCGTCCCTGGCATAACGCCAAACTATACGAATTAGCCATAGCTCATTCGCGTGAAATGAAGTTCACAGAACCTCATTAATACTTTTCATAAGACTGCGACTCGTTACAGGATATTAGCTTATACTTTACTTAGGAATTTTAGATAATTCTAGACAACCTAATGAGGTTTGCCCGCCAAAATTTTAGTTGAAGCGGTTTTTTCATCAAATATAATACGATTAATTTCCGATAGAGTTTTATCTATCATAATTAATCTAGTATATTGAAGATCAAATCTATCAGACTGACTTTCGGTCTCTAATTCCGTTTTCAAGTCAAGGAGCAAAGCGAATACACGTCGAATTTCTTGTTGGTAGAACATTCTATAAGTTTGTTCTATCCAGAGTTCTCCGTCCACTTTGATCTCGTTCCAGTAGTCTTCGCCGTAGGCAGTATAAGCCCAAGAGGTCTGATCTTCAGGCATGAATTTAACCAATAATGGTACAGGGAGAATATCCCCTTCCATATAATCTGGATTTCCACGCCCTAATGATGATTCCTCTGGAGAATCCCCAAAATATTTAGGGAATTCCAATGCTTCAGCCCACATACGGTTAGTACGTGCCAGAAGAGAGTGAACAAAAGAATTAAGAACATTTCGTTCAACATCAATTCTTCGTTGTTTACTAACGCTTAACCAACCTTCCGGGATCGGCTCAAACATTGTTTGAGACACAAATAAACGATACGATAAGATCGCAATGGCGAATCTTTTCGGCATTCGTTTAATTTTCCAAGCAAGGCGACTAAGTGCTTTGAATCTATATCCAAGTAGATACATGTAACTAGATTCCGATAAAGAGTATTTTCTAGCTGCTTCCTAGGAAGCTCCTAAAGTCTCGCACGAGGCGATAATCTCTTTTAAAGGAACAGGTGACATGTCTACCCCTTTATAGTAAAAGCGTTTAGCAAATTCTAGGGCCTATCCTCGAGGAGATATTAGGGATTTATGGATACCGCATTTAACACCGATTCTATCCAGTATTTTTAAATACTGTTTAGCAACTGCGCTATTTGCAATAACTATATCATCACCTAATATGGCGTAGTCACTAAACCAGTGATTTATTGATCGTATCCCAGCTTTTAAAGCTGCGAACTGCAATAAAGCGTGGTGAAGTAAGGCTAAGCCTAAACTCCAAGAAGTTAAGGCACCCATTGGTTGCCCGGTAGCGTATCTCGCTTTAATAGAGTGCTTTTTATAGCTTCCAGTGAATCCTCTATCTGTTAAGATAGTATACCAAGACTCAGCTAAGCTTGGAGTAGTAAGAGAACTTAATAGATCTTTTGCTAACTAAGCTGGTATACGATCTGTAGCAGATGACTAATCCTAAGACCAAAGAGGAGTTTCTACAGGCATTCTTTCTACCTATAAGGTAAGAGGTTTTGTCTGATGGAAAGTTCCGTCTTGTGGAATTAATTTTAGTATTTCAAAGATTCGGTCATGGAGAGCTTTAAACGTCCACTGTGTTAGAATATCTATCATAGCGAACACCCTCTATTTCCCCGCAGACTCTTCTTTAAAGCCTAGTCTCCCTATAAGTCCATTCATAGTGGTGTAAACCGAAGATCCGTAATTAAACCGATCAACGGTTCGGAAACCCCATCTTAACCAACGAGCTTTTTCGTCATCCCCTATCTCATTGAGATAGTTAAGAAAGTGAGGTGCTAGATGTTTACATTCAGGGTTAAACCCTATAAGGTAAATAGCTGACAACTAACTTCTCGGAGATGATGATGGAGTTCGAGGATAATTTGAAGTAGCCGTATTCGACTAGTAAAAGCGCATACGTAGGAGTTCTCCCCAATATAATTTATTGGTTCTTCTCTCCCTTAATCGTCGAGTCCACTCTGTAGGAAAATTTCCAAAAAGAGTAGGTACGAAGATTATGGTAAGAAAAGAGAGAAACTCTTCCCTAAAAGATTTTAGGTCTTTTGCTTCGCTTGGTTGAATAATACTATCAATGGACAGTTTATAAGGAAAATCTAATACTCGATATAATGAGAATAATGATAACCAGAAGGTTATGATTACTCGATCTCCGCGCCGTATACTGATCCGATGCAAATGTGGAATAATACGAGGTAATCCTCGGTTAGTCCTTGCAAAACGAGCTTTCTACGGAGAGAGGTCTTTAAGAGGAGATCCTCCTAAAGACTGC